ATCGGCAGGTCAGGCAGGCTCGTCGTAATCCGGCCCAGCCTCTCCATTAATGGCCTCCTGCTTGCCCTGAACGTTATAGGCGGCAAGACCATAACCACCAGACCGCGCCTTCGCCTCGGTTTCCTCGATTGCGTGGCGTTGCGAGTCGATCACTATATCACCTGGCGATACGCCGGTGACTTCGCTGATGCGCTCAAGGTCGCTCAAGGTCAGTGGGCGGCTGAGGTTCGCGTGTTTGTACCAGTAGTCGCGGCTGAAACCGCAAGCTTTGGCGAATTCTGCGACCGTCATGCCGCTTTTCTTTTGCAGTCTGACGCACTCGCGCATGATCTGCGTGGCTAGTGGCGTCATCTCGTTTGCTTTACTTCCCATAACTCCAGTATAGCCAATTAAATACCTTTTTGTGTGCGAATTGTGAAGATGTAAGTAATTGAATACACAAATGTAGTCAATTAAATACACTGAGAGGTGTCGAAAGGAAAACCGAGATGTTGAGCACAAAGAAGACCAAGACCCCCGACCACTACCCATGCGGCCACATGCGCGGCCCCGGCTGGCACGACTGGCGCGCCTGCCTCACCAAACAGGGAATCGAGGAGGATGAATGGCCGGTCTGACCGAAACCGCCAGCAGAAACCTCAAAGCCGAACTCGCCAGACGCAGCAAGACGCGTGCCGACCTTGCAAACGCTTGGGGATGCACCCTCAAGACCGTCGACCAAAGGCTCAACGGAAGCATCTCGATAAGCATCAAGGAAATCGAAGAAGCCGCACCGGTCTTCGACATGGACTCCATGCAGTTGCTCATGCTCCTCATCCAGCCGATTGACAGCATCAAACAATTCAAAGCCTAAGGAAGCCGAACATGAGTCAGTTGCTTAACCCGCCGAAGCCACCGGAATCGAGGAAAACCATGAAACCAAGAATCGAACTCATCGGCACCACCGGCTACGCCATCCGCATCCAGGAAGACAAGAGCGGCCAACTCATCGAACTCCACGCGGACGGCGAGGAAGTCCTCGCGGACATCCCCGAAAGCACCCTCGACAACTTCGCCTACAGCCTCAACAACGACCTAGGGAACATGCGATGAGCCAATCATTCGAACTGCGAATCATCGAGGACGGCACGCACAGCAGCGACCACAGCTGCCTCATCGGACTCAGATTCGACATGGCAGACGGATACCAGGAACACATGCTCAACAAAACCGACCTCATGAACCTCCGCCGCGAAATCGGACGAACACTCAAGGAACTCAACCAGAAGAAGGACAAGAAATGAACATCTTCCAACAGCGAGAACAAATCCTCGCAGACCTCATCGAAGCATACAGGGAACACGACGAAGAGAAGACCAACCATCTGCTCGGCCAGCTCAAGGAACTCGACAAGCCAGCTGAACAGGAAAAGCCGCTGCCTGAAGAGCCGAAGGAGCGGGGCTTCTATGTCACCGCGAATGATGGTCGGCTCCTGCTTAAGGACATCGATGATGACTGGTCGGCGCGCACATGGGATGACTCGGCTAATCGCATGTGGAATGGCGGTAGACAGTATGTGAAGTGGCTGACTGTCTGCGAAACGCTCCCGCCTGAAGCCTTCCCACTCAAGCGAGTGAACACTGGGAGCGACGATGACTGACCATGATTACTGGCTTGAAGACATGCAAGCAATGAAGAAGCGAAAGAAGCCGAACTACCTGCTGCGCCGCATCCTCTTCACGCTCGTCAGCATCGGCCTCATCTCCAGCCTGACCATCATGCTCACATGGCATGGCGGCAGCACCACCGCCGCGCTCATGGTGGAAGGCGTGTACATCGCCACCGCATTGTGGCTGATCGTCAGATTCGCGCCACGCGACTAAAGCTTCCCACTGGCCGGCAGTCCCAACAAACAACCAAAAATCGGGTTGTTCCGCAGGATACCCACGTTCAACCGCCAGCTAGTGGGAACCATAACTGAATATCGACAATATCCAGCGCCGATGAAACCGCGCATACACTCTTCGGCGCATTGGCTGGACGACGGTTCGCCCGTCCACGGATTCCACTCTCTTCTCTCTCTATCAAAAACGCAGGCACTCCGGCGCCTGCAAACCCTTTCAAGTCCGCCTGACGGCTTTCAGTCACCGTCGGCCACGCCACCGGCCGCGAACACGTTCAGGTCGTGTTCCAACAGTCAAAGGGGCGCTCGGAATCCACGGACGGCATCGGTTCGACACCGATACCAGCCACTCAGCCCCATCCACTCGTCATGGTGGGGCACACAACGTCAACAAGCAAAGGAAAGTCAATGAGCAATGAAATCCAACAGTTCTACTTCAATAACGCTGCGTTGCGTACCCTGACCGACGAGGCGGGGGAGCCCTGGTTCGTCGCCAAGGACGTATGCGACATCCTCGAAATCAGCAATCCATCCGATGCGTTGAAAAGGCTTGACGATGATGAACGGTCTAGGTTCAATCTAGGGCGTCAGGGTGAGACAAACATCGTCAACGAAGCCGGCCTGTACGTGCTCGTGCTTGGCTCCCGCAAGCCCGAGGCTCACGAGTTCAAGCGTTGGGTTACTCATGAGGTGCTGCCGCAGATCCGCAGGACCGGCGGTTACATTCCCACCACGGACGAGGACGATGACATGACCATCCTGGCGAAGGCCGTGATGATCGGCCAACGCACCATGGAGGAGCAGAAGCGTCGCATCGCCGCGCAGGAATCACACATCAATGAATTGGAGCCGAAAGCCCGGTTCGCGGACGCCGTGGCCGCGTCGGACGGCACCTGCCTGATCGGAGAACTGGCGAAGATGCTACGCCAGAACGGTTTGGACATCGGCCAGAACCGCCTTTTCGAGATTCTTCGGCAGGACGGCTACTTGGGCAAGACCGGCTCGAATCGCAACGTGCCGACCCAGAAGGCCATGGACTTGGGACTGTTCCGAATCAAGGAAACCGCCATCACCCATTCGGACGGGCATGTGACCATCAACCGCACCGCGAAGGTCACCGGCAAAGGCCAGACGTACTTCATCAACCGCTACTGCCCACCCGCCGACCATGAGTGATCTGCTCACACCAAGCGAGCTGGCGGACATGCTCGGCATGAGCACGCGCACCCTGGCGAACTGGCGCAGCATCGGCAAAGGCCCGCCATACGTGAAAATCGGCGTGGAACCACCGGAAGGCCATCAGGACAGGCGCAAAGTCCGCTACCAGCGTCAAATCGCAGAAAAGTGGGCTTTAGCGCACAAGTACCAGAGGACGGTGGCGAGATGAAAAACGGAATGTTCGTTCCGGCGACACAGTGCAAAAGCCACCCAAACATCAAAAGCGATGGGAAAGCACGCGTCGATACCGGCAAGCCGACCCTCACACAGCAGGGAATCGACGTGGATGAGTTCATCCGCGGAAACCACGCGCTCATCGAAAGACTCAGGAAAGGAACACGTTGAAACACGAATACACGTTCGAAGAATTAGCCGAACTGAAGAAAATCTACAACGAGTCAGGCGAAGCGGGGCTCGAACTCGACGAAATGCGGGCGTTACGCAAGGCCGGACTCCTCGCACGTGACCTGCCGCCGGAACATGAGGACACCCTTGCCGACTATCAGGCCATCAGCAAGCCCACGACGGAACCGGCGGAACCGTCGAAACGTGACCTCATTCTCGCGCACTGCAGAAACCGCATCGACCAAGGCCAACCATTCGACGGCAAGGAAACCGCCGAAGCGCTCAACCTAAGCCAGAAAACGGCAGGCAACATCATCGGCCAACTCCGCAAGGAAGGACTACTACCGGCCTTCGACCAGCATTCACCCCGCAAAACAACACGGAAAAACGCCACAACCGGAAAGAAGAAAGAAACCATGACCACCACAGTCCAGGAACAGAAGCAGGAAGCCGAGCCGGAAGAGCCGCGCACCATCATCGCAAACGCCTTGGTCGGCATCTTCGACGCGGTGAGCGCCTTGCAGCGCACCGCATTCCAAGCCAACGACAAGGTGGTCTACGGATTCGCCACGAAACTGCTCACCGGCGAATTGATGGACATTAAAGCCAACTACAGCAAGGACGTGGCGAAATGAGGCTCAAGTTCAATAGCGAGAGTGGCGTTTTCACCATCAAGCCAGAGTCCGAGGCGGAGATCACCAAGCTCAGGACGTCCGCGTTGGATATCGCCAATCTCGTGGTCGATTATTTCGACGCCGACGTCATCAAAGCAGACATAAACAAGCCAAGCAATCAGCAGGGAGCCTGAAATGAAGCGTATTCCACTCAAGGACACGGAACGCTACACGGTCGAACGGTTCAAGCAGGGCAAGAAGACGGAACGTCATCTCGCCTGGCTGAAGAGCCGTAAGGCCGGTGTGGGCGGTTCCGACATGAGCACGATTCTCGGCCTGAATTCCTTCAAGACGCCTTATGAGCTTTGGCTTGAGAAGACCGGCCGCGTGGAGCCGGAGGACATTTCGGACAAGTGGGCGGTGGTCAGGGGCAATGCCCTGGAAAACGAATTGCGCAAGCGATTCCGCGCCCAGCATTCCGAACTGCTGGTCACTGACGGTACGGACAAGCAGTTCATCAGCCGCGAAAAGCCCTATCTGAGGGCTTCCCTTGACGGCATCCTGCAGAAAGAGAACGGCGATTTTGGAATCCTCGAAATCAAAACGGCGAGCGGCCGTCGAGCGGGGGACTGGCATGACGAGGATGGCAACCTCCGTATTCCGCCATACTACTTGGCTCAGGTCGAGTTCTACGCGCTCGTCACCGGCTGGACGTGGGGCTATGTCTACGCGGCCATCGGGGACGACGAGCCGGTAGAGATTCCCTTCGAGGCGGACGTGGAGGATATGGCCGCGATCGACAAGGCCGCCACCGACTTCTGGCATTTCGTCACTTCCGGCACTCCACCACAGCTTACCGGCGGGGACGTGCAGAAGGCGTTCCCCGAACCCACTCCGGACATCGTGGACGAAAGCGACGATGACGACCTGTACGACCTGCTCGCAAGATACGAGAGCGCCACCGGAATGCTGAATGACATGAAGTCCGCTCAGAAGGAATTGCAGGAGCAGATCATTCTGCGCATCGGCTCGCACACCGGCATCAAGTGCGGGAATTTGCAAGCCACCTACAAGCCGATGACCCGCAAGGAATACACCGTCAAAGCCACCACATACCGCAAATTCACACTCAAAACCATCGAAGAAAAGGAGCAATAAAAAATGGGAGCAATCGCACAGCAGGCGCAAGGGCAGCAGTTGCAGCCGCTCAATCCGAAGGGCAAGCTCAAGCAGCTTGTGGAGCATTCGTGGCCGCAGATCGCGCGTGTCATCGGCGGCAACCTCGACAGCGAGGCGCTGTTGCAGATGTGCATCAGCAGCATCAACCGCACACCCGCCTTGGCCGACTGCACGCCGGTCAGCGTCCTTTCCTGCTTCATGCAGTGCGCGGCACTTGGCTTGCGCCCATCCGACGTGGATGGATTGGGACAGGCGTACATCCTGCCCTATGGCAACAAGAACTATGCCACGGGGGAGAAGCAGGCCACCTTCATCATCGGCTACAAGGGCATGCTGAAACTGTTGGAGAACAGCGGCATCTACGCGCAGCCGAGAGCCGTCTACGAGGATGACAACATCAAGCTCAAGCTTGACGAAAATGGCGTGCCGACCATCGAATGCCCGGACGAGGTGAACGTGGACGCCGACCACAGCGAGGACAAGCTGAAATTCGTGTACCTCTCTGTCCAGCTGCCGAATGGCGGACGCTACGCCGACTACATGTCGAAACGCGACCTGCTCGAATACCGCGAGAAGTACGCGCCACGCAATCGCAGCCGTCAGATCACCGGACCGTGGGTGAAGAATTTCGTGGAGATGGCGAAGAAGACCATCATCCGTCGCAGTTTCAAATATCTGCCGGTCAACATCGAGGCGAAGAAGGCCGCGAGCGTGGACGAGACCACACCGGATTACAGCGACGTGTTCCAGCCGGTAATCACCGATTCGACTGATGACGTGACTGCCGAGGTCATGGACACCGAAGCCGACTCCGAGCAGCAGGCCGATGCGAAGGACGGTGAGTGATGGCGGGGGAGACCGTTATCACGATCGTCGGCAATCTGACCGCCGACCCTGAGATTCGCACTTTGAGCAATGGCGGCACGGTGGCGAACTTCACCATCGCGTCCACGCCACGCGTATACAACAGCCAGGCCAACCAGTGGGAGGACGGCGACGCTTTGTTCATGCGCTGCGCCGCTTGGCGTGACCTCGCCACGCATTGCGCCCAATCGCTCCACAAGGGCATGCGCGTCATCGCCCAGGGCAGGCTGCAGCAGCGTTCCTATCAGGCCAAGGACGGCACCAACCGTACCGTCATCGAAATGACCGTGGACGAGATAGGACCGTCGCTCCGTTATGCGACGGCTCAGGTGCAGAAGATGCAGTCAGGCTCATACCAGGGCGGCAACGCCAATGGCGGCTATCAGCAGCCGCAGCAGGCGCAACAGCAGTCGCAGGCTCCGGCCGATGATCCGTGGGGCGCGCCAGCAGGAGAGCCTGACTTCTGATGGCACGTGAGTGGGTTGAGCCACCGGACGTGGAGCCGGTGTGTCCGAGGCATGGGTGCGCGCTGTATCCGGCGCGCCCCATACCATGCCCCGAATGTGAGGCCGAAAGCGAAGACCATTACGCGGACATTGGCGATGCCGACATTTGGATTTTGGAGGACGAATGACGCAGGAAACCACCATCGACGTGCAGAAGGCCTACTGGTGGACCCAGAACAAGCGTGGAGACTGGCGGGCGAAATACCGGCGCACCAGCGTCGTGAAAAGATGCGCCTACCTCACCTACCGCAGTCTCATCAACAGCGGCAAACTCAAGCCGCCCACCAAATGGCCGGTGCATGTGACCGCCATCATCCACCCATTGACCCACGGACGCTTCGACCCGGAAAACGCGGCTCCCATGGTCAAGGCGATCCTTGACGGCATCACCCAGTCAGGCTACTGGCCTGACGACAACGCCGACTATGTGCTCGGCCCGGACTACCGGTTAGGCGAGCCAAGCGCAGAAAAAGGCGTCTACCACATCACCATCCGAATCGAAGAAGAGGAGCACTGACATGGCGACGAACGTCTACATCCTTGAGAGGGAGGCTAATGATGATTAGTCAATACGACAAGGACATGTGTTGCCTGTATATCGCTGAGGGGATGAGCTACATCTGGCAACAAAAAGGGAACCAAGAGCTTTCCCGAATACTTGAATCATTGGCCGATAGGAAGCTCATGAAGCGTGTCCATGGCGGGTATGCGATCACACTCAAGGGCCTGTTGGCAGTCAAGGTGTGGAGACTTCACCTGTTCCTGTTCCATCACGATGAATACAAGTACTTCAGGAGGAAGAAATGAGTATCGCAGAGGATGAAGCGGAGAGGGTGTACCCGACCCGCTATTGGGATGGAACGCATGTCAAGGAAAAGTTCTACTGCGACACGGACGATTTGCAGGAAGCTTACCTGCGAGGCCGCGAAGCGCCACCGTCTGACGTTGAGGTGGAGGCCGTGGCAAAACGCTTGCTATGGCGAAGCTGCAAGAAGTGGGATGGCATCGAAAGCGACTGTGTGGCGAAGGACGAGGATGACGCATGGAATTATGCCGGTGAGATTCCCGGCTTCCAGGAGGAATATATCAGACAGGCCAAGGAAATGCTCGAAATCGCACGGAAGGCGGTAAACGAATGAGCAAGGCAATCCGGTATATCGAGTGCGCCCACTGCGGTGAGACGGTGGGCAGCTATTACGTCACCTGCCCTTACTGCGGGTACCGGCTGGTGGACGCGAAGCAAGCCGTAATGGACGGCCTGCAATGGTGAAAGACCTGCTTGACCCGCCACCGGACTTGGTGGAGATTGCCGAAGCCTTGGATGCGATGGCGAAACCGCACTACGGCTCGGCGTGCAAGCTGATTGCCGAATCGGAAGGCGAACAATGCACCACCGAACGGCAGGAAGCCATCTGGATGGAATTCAACGGCATCACAAGATGGGAGGATTGATGGCAAGGCGCGGTTACGTGCAGCTTGTTAACGGCTTCTATCTGAACGGCAAGGTGCTCGAACTGATGGACGAGTGCCCTGCCGCAGTGGCGCGATTCTGCATGATTCTGAGTTTCTGCGGCGATAATCTCACGGATGGATACGTGAGCCGCCGGGACATGCGGCACGTGCTCCGGGCCACCGATGAGGAGCTGCGATTCCTGCTCATGGAAAACATGCTCGAAGAGGTCGAAGAAGGCTATCTGGTCCACGACTACGCCAAGCACAACCGCAGTCGCGAGCAAGTGCTGCGCTCCCGTAGGAAGACCGCCGAACGCGTGGCCAAGCATCGCGAAAACGACGATGTAACGGCGTTACATGCATCGCATAACGGTGTTACATCCCAGAAACACCAGAACACCAGAACACCAGAACACCAAAAGAAAGATGAAGAAGAATATTCTTCTTCTTCATCCAAAGAAATCGGGCTGAACGACTTCGAGCTGGTCAGGGAGAAAGCCCACGCCAATGCCGCCATAATCCGCGACTATCCGAATCTCGACCTCACGGACGCGTGGAATGCCTTCGCCGCTCGCCACTACGGCGAGACACGCACCGTCAGCGACTGGTGCCGCCTATGGAAGGGCTGGTGCCAACGCAGGGCACGCATGAGCGGCATACCACCCTCGAAACCACACGTGCACACGTGGCAGTGTTCCCACGTGCTCGAAGAGCTCGGACGCGACAAGGAAACCGCCACGCCAGACCAACGAGCCTGCCAACTCGCAGAACGACTCAACAAGGAGCAGAACACACAATGATAGAACCCAAACTCATCTACCATCTCACAGACGCCGAATACCACCGACGCATGGCCAAGGCATGGCGAGAAGGCTACGCCGCAGGATGGAAAGACCAGGAATGCGACTTCCCGCCACACACAAGCGACAATCCATATCTGGAGGCCACAAAATGAAGCAAAGAATCGACTTCGCCCTGCAACCAGTGTCACTCGGTCCGAACTTCATCGGCTTCGCCGTGGATGTGCCAGTGCAACCATGCAAAAACGGCGAAATAGGACCATTCACCAGAAAAACCACCACCAGCGACGGAACAACCGCCCTCACGTACTACAAGCTTACCGACGACTTCGCAAAAAGACTCGACGAAGCCATCAAAGCCTTCAAAACCAAACTCACCGAACCGGAGGCCACCAAATGAAGAAAATACTCGAAGACATGATCATCAAATGGCATCAGGCCGGCTATGCGCTCGACGAGATCGCGCCGCTCGTGCCGCAAGTGCCGAAAGCCGAAATCGCCGCCATCATCCACCAGGACGACAAGGAGACCAGACTTTGACCGACTGCCAGCACTGCCACAAGCCCATGAAAACGACAGCAGACAATCCGCTCTGCCAAGCCTGCCGTGAAACCTACTGGCAGCTGATCCGCCAACTCGGCCACGTCCAACTGCCCGCCCTGCGAAGCATCATGCTCCGACAGGCGCACATCGGCCCCACAGGCCACACGCCGAACAAAGGCAACGCGCCAATACCCATCGACACCCGCGCGCAGGACCTCATCACCGAATCGGAAGCATGGCTCGCCGAACAAGCAGGCAAAATACGCGCCGCATACGCCGCATACGACTGGCGGAAAGCATGGCTCGTGCTGCTCAGTAACAAACACACCATCCTCGACATGAGCACTGCAGCAGACGATTACGCAGCCCTGGAACACATCAGCCGACGCAACGAGACGGCCTTGACACCAGAAGAGGCAATGGTCATCATCGGCACATGCCCACAATGCGGCCACCAAGCCACCAGCACGCCACAGGCCGACGAATGGACATGCCCGCACTGCAAATGGCAAGGCGGAGTCCAAGCCATCAAAGCCACCCGCGACAACAAACTCTGGCAACTCGAATACACCGGAAAACCAGTCGAAGTCGCAAGATACCTCTCCAAAATGGACATCCACTGCACAAGCGACCAGATCCGCCAATGGCTCACCAGAGGCAAACTCCACGCCACGCCGACAAAACACAAAGGAGAGTACGTGTTCAACCTCGGAGAAATAACCGCCATGCTTGACTGTCACAATTAAAATGCTATACTGTCGTATGTTCGTAGAATGGTTCAGCCGGAAAATGGTTGGACCATTATTCATATCCAGCTTCGGTAGCTCAGCGGCAGAGCACGAGAGATAGCACAGATACCAGAGGACGGAACAGACCGGCCATGGCTTCCATGATTCTTTGAATGCCCGTGATAAGAGACAGTGCCCCTCATCGATGTCGTGGGTTCGACTCCCACCAGAAGCACCAAAGGCGGTGAATCAATGCCAGGAAAAGTCCGCAAGACAAGCCGCCAATTCGAAAAAGACAAGGCCGCATTCTTCACACAATGCAAGGCACAGCATGCGGTCTGCTGGTTGTGTGGTATGCCAATCGACTACAACGCAGTCAAGAACACCACAGATGACTCATTCAACCTCGATCACATGTTCCCAGTCAGCAAGCACCCCGAACTCCAATTCGACCCAGCGGGCTTCAAGCCAAGCCACACCAGCTGCAACAGACTCAGAAGCAACCAAGACCCACCAACACCAATCGGAACACTAAGCAGGCAATGGATTAAGACAGCATGAGCAAGGAGACAGCAATGCAACAGCCAGTCAACCTAACACTCACCGCAGAAATTAACGACAAGACATTCCCAATCAGCAGCTTCACGGTCAACATTCCAGTGCACGTCAACAGAACATACCGCTACGAGGTCATCGACTCCGAGCGTGCCATCGCCAAGCTGATGCCACCAAGCACAAACGAACTCATCAAACGCTTCAAAAACGCAATCAACGCATTCAAAACAGCATTCGAAACCAAACCCGACGGGGTAGGGGCGGTGAAATCGTAAAACCAACGAGATGGTGCAAGACGTCCCGCGTGGTTGGTCTTCCTCTCCCCGACGAGTGAAATTGTTGGCGGGTCGCGCGCGATGGCAGATTAGGTGGTGTTTTCGATGAGTGCGAAGTTTCCGAGTCGGAATGTGGCGGAGGCGTTGGAGCGTTCGTTGAAGAACGCTGACCTCAAGGCTGTGAATTCTGCTGTTGTCGCTGCGGCTCGCGTGTTGGCTGAGCGTATCGATTATCTGACGTTCTCCGGTTTTGTCGATGAGAACGGCAAGCTTGACAACGTGTCGCTGCCTACCTTCCTGAAGTATTGTCAGTCGCTTGGTTTGACGGTGGATGCTCCGGCTAAGGTTGGTCGGCCTGCGAAGCCGAAGGTTGAATCTAAGCCGGAGGCGCGTAAGAGCGACAAGGTTGTGCAGATGGAAGATTTCATGAAGCGTTTCGGCTAGGAGGCGTTCGATGGTGTCGGAAGATTTGAGTGTTTTCGGTGCCATCGATGATGAGAAGCATGGTGTGACGCTTCCTAGAATCTTCACCCCGCCGCTTAGAGAGCTTGATAAGACCACCAGCAATGGTTTCGCGGTGATTGCCTTCGCGGAGATTATGCTTCATGTGCATCTTTATCCTTGGCAGTGCTGGCTGCTGGTGCATGCGCTGGAATTGCTTGAGGATGGCAGCTATCGCTTCCGCAAGGTGATTGTGCTTGTGGCTCGTCAGAATGGCAAGACCACTTTGATGGGTGTGCTGGCCGCGTGGTGGCTTTTCGTGGACTCGAATAAGCACCCGGATAGGGTGCCGCCGGTGAAGTTTCTGGTGGTTGGTGCCGCGCAGACCTTGGATAATGCCAAAGGCCCATATTCTCAGGTCAAGGAGTGGTGTAATCCGCGTCCTGAGACTGATGAGGAGTCAGAGCTGGTGGTGCCTGAGCTTGCTGACATGACGCAGAAATTCGTCAATACCAATGGCGAGGAAGCCATTGTGTTGAAGTCGAAGGCGAAGTACATTGTCCGTGCCGATAAGAACATTCGTGCGAAGAGCGCGGCCCGTGTGATTTTCGATGAGTTGCGTGAGCAGCATAATGATGATGGCTGGAACGCCGTGAGCCAGACCACGAAGGCTGTGTGGTCTAGCCAATTGTGGGGCATCAGCAATGCTGGCGATTATCGGTCTGTGGCCTTGCGCAAGCAGGTGGATAAGGGCCGTAAGCTCGTGGACGCTTGGAAGCAGTATGTGGCTGATGGTGTGGATGTTGCCGAGGCTTTCGCCAATGGCGAGCAGGACGGCTCTTTCGGATATTTCGAGTGGTCGGCGCCTGACAAGTGTCCGGTTGATGATGCCGACGCGATCCGCCAGGCTAACCCGTCGCTCGGCTATGGGCCGATGACCGTGGCTTCCGTGCGCTCCGACATCGATGGCATGACCGAGGCCGCATTTCGCACCGAGGTCCTATGCCAGTGGGTGACGGCCGACATCGTGCCCTACATCAATCCAAAATTGTGGGCGTATGGCACTGATAATGCGTCGTGCATTCCGGCTGATAATCGCGTGGTGTTGGCCGTCGATACCAGCGCCGACCGCCAGACCACGTATGTGGCCGCCGCGGGATTGCGTGCCGATGGTTTGCCGCATGTGGAGCTTATAGCCAGGCGCGACGGCATGCTGTGGGTGCCGCATTTCCTCGACCTGCTTCGTGAGAGCTGGCCGTCGATTTGCGAGATCGCCGTGCAGTCGAAGGGCTGTCCGGCCTTCGATTTCATCGACCCCTTGACCGAAAAAGGCTGGAACGTCCACCTTATCGAGGGTTTCCGCCTTGGCGCGTGCTGCGGCCGCTTCTTCGACCGCGTGCGCGAAGGCAAGCTCAGGCACCTGCCGCAGCCAGCCATCGAACAGCAGGTGAGCGTGGCCGTGACAAGGCGTCTCGGTGAGGTCGAGGTGTGGGATCGCGCTAAGAGTGCTTTGCAGATCAGCGGCCTTATCGCCGAATCGGAAGCATTGTACGCCTTGGAGACCATGCAGGCTGTGGATGCTGAGCCGGTGAAGGCTTCCGCCTATTCGGGGCATGGATTGATGATTCTTTGACTTTTTTGAAGCGATTGGAGGTGCCTTATGGGCCTTTGGAGCGCCTTGAGGAACGTTTTCCAGCCGCGCTACAGCATTTCCTTTGATTTGTCCGACCAGATGGCCATGATTCAGGGCCAGACTGAGGCCGAGCTTTTCAAGACGCAGCCGCATTTGCGTACTGTGATCACTTTTCTGGCGCGGAATGTCGCTCAGGTCGGATTGAAGGAATTCGAGCGTGTCAGCGACACGGACAGGCAGCGTGTGACCGATGATGTGCTGATAAATCTGCTGAAGCAGCCGAACGGCACGATGACGGGCTATGAGCTGATGCGTCAGCTTGTGGCTGACTTGGCGCTTTACGATAACGCTTACTGGGTGGTCGTGCAGAACCCCGATCGGGACGTGGACAGGTTCGGCAGTTGGCAGATTCAGCCGATTCCGCCATGCTGGGTGCAGGCGAAGCTTGATGGCAGCGTTTTCCAGCCCGCCTACTATCGCGTTTACCCGAATCTGGGCACGTCATATTACGATGTGCCTGCTGATGACATGCTCGTTTTCCATGGATGGAACCCCGATGACCCGACGCAGGGCGTGACTCCGGTGCGTGCCTTGAAGGACATCATCAACGAGCAGATTCAGGCATGGTCGTATCGCACTCAAGTGTGGAAGCGTGGCGGCCGTATCGGCAGCGTGCTGGTGCGTCCGAAGGATGCGCCGGAATGGAATGATGCCGATCGCGAGCGTTTCATGCGCGGGTGGAAGGAATTCACCGACAAGGGTGCGCAGGCTGGTGCCACGCCACTGCTTGAGGATGGCATGGAATTGAAGCGTTTGGGCTTCAATGCTCGTGAGGAGGAATTCAGCGAGGTCACGAAGCTGTCGCTGTCCACCGTCGCAAGCGTCTACCACGTCAGTCCGGTCATGGTCGGCATCCTGGACAACGCGAATTTCTCGAACACCAAGGAATTCCGCAAGATGCTGTACTCCGAGACGCTGGGGCCGACCATGCGCATGATCGAGGACAGGATAAACACGTTCCTCGCTCCGAAGGTCGGTGCGCCGGACGCGAATTACATCGAATTCGACATCCGCAGCAAGCTTTCCGGAGATTTCGAGGAGCAGGCCAGTGTGATGAGCACTTCGGTTGGAGCTCCGTGGATTACGCCGAACGAGGCGCGAGCCAGCCAGAATCTGCCGCGTGTCGAGGGCGGTGACGAACTGGTGGTGCCGCTCAATGTCACCAAGGGCGGCCAGTCAAGCCCGCAGGATGGCGGTGACCCGTCACGTCCAGCCGATGGGTCGGCCATCGAATCGGATGATGACGAGAAAACAGCGGCCATCGTCGGCATGTGGCGTGACCGATTGGAAAAGAGCGTCAGATCACGGTTTGGTGCCGGTATGGGCGTCGATGACATCAAATGGCTCAAATGGCAGAACGAACTGCAGGCTGACCTGACCATCAAAGGCGGGCTGGGGCAGTTCGATGCCGGTGTGAGGGCATTGCAGGAGACGGAGGACATGCGAACGCATTTCAAGGAGGTGCATGATGCACTTTAAGGATTTCGAGTGCCGATTCAAAGCCGATGGCGAGGACTCGGCACTCAAGGATGGCGAATTCATCGCCTACCCTTCCACTTTCACACGCGAACCAGACTGCTACGGTGACGTGGTGGCAAAGGGCGCATTCGACAAGACCATCAAGGAATGGCAGGACAGCGGCAACACGCTGCCGGTCCTGTATGGGCATCGCATGGATGACCCCGATTACAACATCGGCGGCGTCGATTCGATGGGCGAGGACGATCACGGCTGGTGGATTAAAGGCCATTTCGACATGGACTCGCCGAAGGCCGCGCAGGTCTACCACCTGATCAAGGAAAAGCGTCTCAGCCAATTGTCCTTCGCGTTCGACGTGATGGACGAGGGCGAGGTCGAGCTTGACGACGGCACCAAGGCAAATGAACTGCGCGAATTGAAGGTCTATGAGGCGTCCTTCGTGCCTGTCGGCGCGAATCAGGATACCGGCATCGTGGACGTGAAGGACGCGCTGCGCCGGCTGAAGACCGGACGCACCCTCTCACAGAAGAATCTAGACATTCTCTTGCAGATCGCCGATGACCTGACCGGTCAGGCGAAGAAACTCAAGGATTTCGTGGCTGAGAACACCACTCAGTCCGACAACAATGATGACAATGACCAGAGTGACGATGCGAAGGCATCGGATGCCGGTGCAGCCAAGAACGAGGAGCCCGATGGGGCCAAGTCCGAGGAGCCGGACGGTTTTTCCGAAGCGGAAGCGTTGCAACTCGCAATCAAGATTGCCCAAGTTGGGCGGAAAGGGGAGTGACCGTAATGGCATCTCTCAAGGAAAAGCGAGCCGCGCTTGTCAAGCAGCTCGAAGAAAAGCAGGGTCTGCTGGCCGCTGGCAAGGCTGATGGCGATACCATCGCATTTGTGAAGAGCGCGCTGGCCGAGGTCGAGGGCATCGACCGTCAGCTGGACGGCATGAAGCAGTCCGATGATCTGCTCGCGCAGATCGGCCAGCTCAACGCCAAGACCGGCGTGCAGCATGTTGGTGGCTCCGACGCCATCCACGCCAAGAGTATCGGTGATTATTACGTCAAGTCCATGCAGAATGCTGGCCTTGACGTGAAGTCCGCCATCGCACGCAACTTCGAGGTCGAATACAAGGCAGCGGAGGATACTCACGTGGAAGGCGCGCCGTCCGAAGGCTATGCCCCGTATCTGACGCAGATCGACACTCAGCCTGCTCGACCGTATCAGCGTCCGCTGGTCGTGGCCGACCTCTTCGCTTCCGGTGCCGTCAGCGGCAACCTGATCGAATACCCGGAATTCAGCGAGCTTGAAGGCAACGCCTCCACCGTCGCCGAAACCGGAGCAGCCTCGCAGGTCCATTGGAAGGAACCTGTGTGGAAGCAGGACAAGATCAGCACCGTCGCCAGCTTCTTCGCCATCAGCGACAACATGATGGACGATCTCAACTGGATTGTGTCGGAAATCAACAACAACGCGCAGTATGACCTGAAGCTGGCGGAGGAAAACCAACTCCTGTCCGGTGATGGCACTGGTAATGATCTGAAGGGTCTTTTCAATCGTGAGATTCAGACGATGGGCCAGGATGAGCTGTCGGACGCCGACCGTCTGTCCAAGGCCAAGCTGTACATCACGTTGAAAACCAATTATCAGGCTGACGCATTCGTCCTTAATCCGGTCGATTTCTGGAAGCTGACCATCGCCAAGAACGCGGAAGGCTCTTACCTCAACCTGACTAACGGTTCCACTTTGTGGAATGTCCCCGCAATCGCTACCGCCGCCATTGCCGAGGGCACCGCGCTGGTCGGTGCCTTCAAGAGCGCCGAGCTTTTGCGCAAGGGTGGTCTGGTCGTGAAGATGACCGACTCGAATGCCGATGATTTCCTGCACTTCAAGCAGACCTGCCGCATTAGCGAGCGTGTCGGCCTGCAAGTCAAGTATCCGAAGGCCTTTGTGAAGGTCACTCTCGGTAAGGCGGCCTGATCATGACGCAGAAGTATGTGCGCTTCGTCGCCCCGAAAGAGGCGAACATCGACAAGACGCAGGACGTGGCCGAGCTTGTGGCTCTTGACGCAAAGGGCAAGCCGGTCACGATCGGCGGCGCTTCCGCTCTTCCGGTAGCGAAGAATGTGGCCAAGGCTGCAGGTGAAGCGCCGACCAAGCAGGAATTCGATGCTCTCATCGATTCTCTGGTGGCCGCTGGCCTGATGGCAGCCAAGTAAGTGATTGGGGGTGCGGCATGACTGCCGTGATTGGTGATCTGATTCCAAGCGCCGACTCTTTCCAAGTCGATGCCGGTTTCAAGATGCATGCCGCTCAGGCTGCGATTCGCCGGTATTGCGGCTGGCATGTCGCGCCTTCCGTCACTCGTACGATTCGCTTGGATGGTCACGGCGGTGATTCGCTGCTCTTGCCATCCAAGCATGTGACCGCGCTTTCGAGTCTCAAGCTTGATGGCGTGGAACACGTGCAGGATGCGCGGTACGGCGAGGCCGGGAGCCTTGTGCTGGTCAATGGCGCCACCTTTCCCGATCTGCCGGGGAGTGTGGAAGCGACCATTACCGATGGTTGGGATTTGGAGGATGTGCCGGAAGTGCAGATGATTCTGCTGGACATCGCGTCTCGTGTGATGCAGGTTCCCGGCACGGTGTCAGCTCAATCCACGAATGGCAGCAGCGTCACCTATCGCTCCGGCTCCGATGGTGGTGTGCCTAATGTGGCGCTTTTCGAGTCCGAGAAGCGCACGCTGCAGCCCTACCGCTTGACGTGGGGGGTGAAGCCGTGACTTCCGCATTGGATTATCTCGGCGGTGGTACGTCCTTCAACATGTCTGGCGCGACCAAGTGGCGGCGTTTGCGTGCGAAGAAGGTCATGGACCGGTATAGCGGCGATCTGACTGGCGAGGATTGGGACCATCCGGACGTACTGGAATTCAATGGCTCGCTTTCCAGCTCCAGCAGCATGAGGACTCCTGACGCCTTACGTGAGGAGACCACCAGCACGGCCTACCTCACCTCGCCAGATCCGTCATTGGACGTGATGCCTGGCGACAGGATTCGCGCGATGCCGGACGACGGCCGTTGCTGGGAGGTGTCCGGCTATCCGTCGCGTGACCAGAACGCTTTCACTTCGTGGCGGCCGACGATTGAGATTCCATTGAGCGAGTACAGGGGGTGACGTGATGGGTGTGATGGTCAAATTCAACGACAAGTATTTTGACGAGCTGATGAATTCGGCTGGCGTCAAGGCCATGACCCGCAGGGCGGCCGAAAAGACCTTGGAATATGCGAAGGCTCACGCTCCAGTGGACACCGGCGCATACCGTGACGGCCTCCAGATCGAGGAGGTCAAGCATGCGCACCGCACCACCTGCATGGTGGTCGGCACCGATCCGAAGACTCTGCTCGTGGAGTCGCGGACGGGCAACCTCCGCAAGGCGTTGAAGGCTGGCAAGTCATGACCATGGTCCTGCCACCGGATCTCGAATTGTGGATCTGCTCTTTTCTACGTGCCAGGCTAAAGCCGTCTTTTCCGATGATCATCGTTTCGAATCGTGAGCCGGACGATTACGACGGCTCACGGCCTCTTGTCGTGGTGCGTGATGATGGCGGTTCGCAGTCTAATCGTGTGCTCTTCGACCGGAGCGTCGGCGTGACCGTGCGCTATGGCGCTCGTGCCGCTCCGAAATCCTGCCGTGACTTGGCGGCCAGAATCTACGGCATGCTCACCGACCCAGATATTTGCTCACTTGACGGTTCACCGATTGCTGGCATTGATGAGGACGGGTGCAATGGTCCGTATTTCGTGGCCGAGGACGCGAACATCGCCAGATGCTATCTGACTCTCGAATTCTCCGCTATTGGAAAATTCCAATAATTCAATAATTCTTAATTTTTAGGCGTTGAAACGTTTGTTTCAGCGCCTTTTTTGTTTGAAAGGACAAAATATGGCAGCTGATTCAGCAGGCAATGACCTGAGCGCCGCGAAGATCGTGGTGACAAGCGCCTTCCGCTTCGCACCTTATGATGCGACGCAGAAGCTGACCGCCGATCTCATCGCGCCGACCGTGGCCGACGTGAAGACCGGCTTGGACAAGATTTTCACCAAGGGTGGCTTCGTCGGCCTTATCACCGAGGATGGTGCCCCGCAGGACAGCCGTGACGCCGATGATGCGATCAAATTCCACCAGCCTGGATATTCGATTAATGGCAAGGCGTCGCTGACCGCGCAGTTCACGGTGGCCGAGGATAACGACATCACGCGCCAGATGACCATCGGCAAGCCGGACGCGAGCGGCGTATATCACGTGACCGATGTGATTCAGGACGGCAAGTGGTTCTGTTATCAGGAGACGGTGTTCAAGAATGGCACGCATCGCCGTCGTCTTGGTGTCGTGAATCTGACCGGCAATGAGCAGGGTCAGGATAAGGCCGGCGAGAACACCGGTGACGCTTGGACCATCGAATGGATTCAGGATGACGTCTGCGATTCCGGCAACAGCAAGTATTTGGAGTCCTTCGTGATGCCGAAGGCTTCGTCCGGTTCTCATACCGTCGATCATCAGGCTGATGATTCCGAGTCTCAGCCGGTCGCCGACTGACATTGATTCTTCCCAGCATGTGTTTCTTTCTTCCTTTCTTCGCATGTGCTGGGATTCTTCCTCTTCATCCAGTGGAGTAAAGGAATTTTTACAGTCGTTTGAAAGAAGGAAGAAATGACCAAGAATGTGATGCCCTCCGCCGCCGATTTCGACGCCTGGACTCAGGAGGACGAGGAGAAGGCGCTTGAAGCGTCGGCCGAGCGGATGAAGGTGAAGCACCTCATCAAGGACGACGGCGTGTGGTTCCTCGCACCGCACGGCCACATTTACAAGCTGCCTCTGAATCTCAGCATCGATGATTTCGTGCGCCTGTCCGACCTGCAGTCCAACACGGAGCAGATTCAGGCTTTGAAGGATATTCTCGCGGCTTTTGCTGGCGAGGATGCGGCCAAGGAGTTGGCGAAGGAGCCGGCAATGGTTCCATTCAACATCCTCAACGATTACGGCGAGGTTTTGGCGAAGATTCAGGGTGTGGAATTGGGAAAATCGTCGGCTTCTGCCAGCTCCTCCAAGGAGACGGTGGCAGTCGAATAAGGGCCGATTTCGCGGCTCGCGGGTGGAGTCTGCAGGCTGATTTGGGCGGCAGACTCCGCTTTGCGGACGCGATCGCCTTGTGGGAGAGCCTTTCGGCTGACCCATCAACGTATTGCGGCATGTCTGCCGTGCATATGGTGCTGCCGATGGATGCGACGGCGATCATTACCGCGATTCAGGCTGGCGGCACGTCGATTCTTGGTGACCTCGCGCCGGAAAAGGTTGGGAAGAAGCATGTCGAGGTGACCGATGAGGAGCGTCGTGAGGCTTTGGAGTCGATGAGCAGCATCTTCGGCTTCAAAAAAAGTGAATAGAGGAGGCTGTCATGGCTGGCGGTAGTGAGCTGGGTTCCGCGCATGTGAGCATTTTCCCGCAGATGAATGGCTTCCGCCAGAACGTGGCGAAAGAAACCGGCAAGGCAGTCTCCGACCTGAAAAACGCCTTTTCCAAAGGGTTTAACGGGGCGCAGCAGGGCAAGCAGATCGGCAGCGCCTTCAAAAACGGGTTCAACAGTGGTGCCGCCGAATTGAATTCCGAAGCTTTGAAGTCCTTCAAAAAGGACGTGGCGCAAGCCTCGCAGAAGAATACGGACGCCTTGCTGAAATTCAAGGCGGCTGGCGTGCAGGTGCAGGCCGCACAGGAGAAACTGAACGCCGCCACACAGAAATATGGGGCTGATTCGACTCAGGCTCAGGCTGCGGCCATCAAACTGGAGCAGGCGCAGATCAAGCAAAAAGCGGCCGCCGACAATCTCAAGGCGGCGTCCGACAACCTCAAGACGGCGCAAGGACGGCTCAAGGATCTTGAGACGCAGTTGGCCGCCGAGGCGGACAAGTCGAAGAACGCGTTCAGCCGTATGGCTTCCGTCTTCACGTCAACCGCCCAGCAAATTGTCGGCAAGATTCCAGGCGTGAACGCGGCGGTGCAGAAGATCAGTTCGACGGCTGGCGAGGTCACGTCCAACATCAAAAGCAAGTTTTCAGCTGCTTGGAATGCTTTGCCGGAGGGTGCGCGTAATGCGGCCGCGAAGGCCGGTAATGCGTTGCATTCGGGTTTGAGCAAGGCTTCCGGGTTCGCGTCGAAGGCGGTGTCCGGTATCGGCAAGGCGGCTAAGGGCATGGCCACCGTCGTGTCCGGCGCCGCTGCCGCCGCTGGCGGATATTTGGTGAATTTCGGCAAGCAGGCCGTGGATGCGGCGCTCAAGGCCGGTGAGGTGACCGCGAAATTCCAACAGGTCGCCAAAAACAATAATTGGACCGAGGAAGAGCAGAAGTCGCTGCTCAGTCTGAATAAGACGCTTGGACAGACCGGCGTCATATCCGGCGGCACATTGAAGGCCGCTCAGGCACAGCTCGGCACTTTCGCGCTGACCGCCGATCAGGTCAAGACGTTGACGCCCGCTTTGGCGGACATGATCGCCAATAACAAGGGTTATAACGCGACGGCGCAGGATGGCGTGCAGATAGCGAATCTGCTCGGCAAGGTCATGACCGGCAGCGCTACCGCGCTGAGCAAATATGGCGTGACCATGACGGACGCGCAGAAAAAAGTCCTTCAGGAAGGTAGCGCGTCCGAGAAGGCCGCGATGGCCGCGAAGGTCCTGGAAGCGAATTTCGGTGGCATCAACAAGGCTCTTGCGGAGACTCCGCAGGGCAAGATGACCATCCTGCAGCATGAGATCGCGGGTTTGAAGACTTCGGTCGGCAATGATCTCATTCAGGCTTTCGGTGGTGTCGGTGGCGCGGTCATCAAGATGGTGCAGGCCGTCGAACCGCTCATCACCGCGTTTTTCGACAAGGTGGCCGCGCAGGCGCAGAAGATCGGACCGCCGCTTGAGAAAGTGTTCGGCGCTGTCGCTGACAAGATCAGCAAAATCAATTTCAGCGGTTTCACGGGCCAATTGTCTGGATTGTCCGGCCCTATCGCAGCCGTGACTGGTCTGCTTGGCGCGGCTGGTCTTGGCGGCGCTTTGAGCGGATTGAGTGGCGTGCCGATCATCGGCAGCATGTTTGGCAGCTTGGGCAAAGTGCTCGGTGGTCTCGGCGGGCCTATCACTTTGGTGATTGGCGCTCTGGCCGGATTGATCGCCACGAGCCCTCAGCTCCGTAGCGAATTCGGCACGATGCTCAAGAATGTCTTCGTCAGCTTGCAGCAGGCATTCCAAATGTTGCAGCCGTCGATTCAGACGCTCATGACGGCTTTCAATCAGTTGTCTCAGGCTCTGATTCCGGTGCTTGCCCGAATCATTCCGCTTCTGACGCCGATAATCTCCACGCTGATCGGATCGATGGTCCCAGCCATTCAAAGCGTATTGAACATGGTGACCGGCCTCGTGGATGTATTGGTGCCGATAGTCCAGAACTGCCTCCCTACCGTTGCGGGAGCTCTGAAGTATTTTCTTCCGTTGATTCAAGCCATAGTTTCGATTATTCCTGCGATTATCGCAGCTCTCACAACAGGCATTGGCGTTTTCAAGGCCGTGACCACAGCCATAAGCCTCGCTTCGAAGGCTCAGGCCGTGCTCAATGCGGTGCTGAACGCCAATCCGATCATACTTATTGTCTCGCTTATCGCCAGTTTGGTGTCTGCTCTGGTCTATTTCTTCACCTGCACTGATAAGGGCAAGGCCATCTGGCAGCAGTTCACGGATTTCCTTTCGAACTGCGTGCAGAACATCCGTGATTTCTTCTCAGGTCTCGGCAATGACATTACAGGCTTCTTCACCGCCGCGGGCGAGGGTGCTCAGAATGCTTGGAATAGCGTCGTCAACTGGTTTATGGGAATTCCTGACACGATCTGCAACTTCTTCGCTGGAGTTGGTGGAAGAATCACTGGTTTCTTTGCTGCTGCTGGGCAGGGCGTTCAGAACGTGTGGAACGGTGTTGTCGGCTGGTTTATGGGTATTCCCAACGCCATTTGTGGCGTGTTCGCCGGTGCCGGCTCGTGGTTGTGGAATGCCGGCGCGAGCATCATCAATGGCCTGCTGAATGGTTTGAAGGCGGCTTTCGGAAAAGTTAAGAGCTTTGTGAGTGGCATCGGCGATTGGATCGTCAAACATAAGGGTCCGCTCAGCTA